TGTAGTAGGTAGATACTCGAACATCTGCGATTAGCAGCGTTGATGCACCAACTTGAGTAACTGTCGGTCTTTCAACCGAGCTGACAATGTATCCAACTGGAATTACTGCCAGAACACTTATGATTAATTGCTCGATGTTGTCGAGCGATGCCGGATTGCTGTTATAGGCAACGGCAACTGATATTGTAAAATTGATTTTTGCTCTTACATTGGTTTTGCTTATTGTTTCAAATTCTAAATATGGTGAATCAGGCACAACCACCACAGCTGGTGGAATTACTGTTTCAGGAACAAATGAATAAACATTTCCTGCAACGCTTGATAATGCGGTTGCTAAAGGTGTCCTGACCTGCTCAAGGATTGTCTGATTAGGCATTTAGAGAGCCATGCTTTCGGTGTCAATATATGAACCAAGCAAACCAACGCACTTATTGAAAAGTGATCGACCCATTCTGAATGGTGTTGGTGAGAAATCTACTCCTTCGATTTGTCCTCCACCGGCAAGTCTTGCTTGAAAGACTTCGACTGAAACTGTATAGACGGCTGACTGAACAGCTGCGTTTCCAACATAAGTTGATGCGCCAGAAAGGGTAGCAACTCCGGATGGGATGACATTAGCTTCGAGTATATCGGCGTTAGTGATCGATGCTGAAAAGGTATATTGTCCAAGATTGTCTGCCAGCACAACTCTTGTTCCGTTGTAAGGTGAACCGCATCCTGTGATGACAACTGATTGCCCTTCGGTAAATTCATGAATTCCTAGTGTGGTAAATGTAGCAACATTGTCTGACAATGAAGTTGCTTGAATTGGTGCTTTGAATGTAACAAGCATTGGCAGGATGACCGATTCTGCCGTATCGATTATTTGGTCTAAATATGCGTCATTATACAAGGCAGATGACACACCAAGCACACTCCTGAGCTGTGAGGCTGAAATAATACTAGGCATGTCATCTCCTTTAGGTCTCCCATTATTAGCTGCCTAGGATCGGGAGCAACCCTAGGCATTAAGGGTTTAACTAGTTAAGTTCAACCTTGCGATAAGCAGTTGGATACTTGTTTGCGAATGCGCAGAATCCATATACGCCAATCTCAAACTCCATTGTGCTGATCTGTGTTGTACGAAGTGATACTGGAGCACCTGCTGCCTCATAGAAGTCAGCGAATCCTGATGGGAATATAGAAATATCTCCATCAATTGTGTTTGGATCAACGACAAGAGTTAGACCCATTACATTTCCAGAAATGCCTTGAGCAAGAGCAATGTTTCCTGCTGCATTCTGTGGTTGTAGTGCTGCAAATAGTGGACGACCAGCTGTATCAACTGCTCCAATTAGAGATGCAATCTCATTTGGATCAATCATTAATACATTTGGTGCAAAAGTCATAACGCCAGTTGAATCGCCAATTCCTTTAGCAATTCCGCCAACCCAACCTTTACCGGCTGCGCCGGCTGATGTTGCTCCACCTGACTTAGCTTGTGCAATTGCATAAGCATCTGTCTTGCGAGCATAAGATGCAGAAAGTTCCTGTACCAAAAGATCTAGGTATGCAGGCTCAGATCTTTCCAAAACTTCTGCTGAAATTATATTTGCGCCAGCAAACTTGACCACATTTACAGTAGTGCTTGTGATAGTTGTGTCGGTTGAATCAACTTCAACTGCCTCAGCTGTTTGTGCAACTGTTGCTTGAGTTCCCAATGTTGGGATTTTAAAGCTAGTGCCAGCGGCAGGCAATACTCGACGACCAATTGAATTAATAAATGGACGACGGCTATCGATAACACCAATAACTTCAGTTAAATAAGGAACTGGAACTACGCCAGCATTTTCTGAAGTTGTTGCATGTGCAATTGTTGCGCAAATATCACGAGCATCGGTATCACCCAATGTTGAAAGATATTGTGCTTTAAGATGTTGTCCAGCGGTAATGTTTAGATTTACCCGTGGCTTTGAATATGCAACTGGTGCAGCGAATTGCACAGTAGTTGCTTCAGGCTTTGATGCTTCTACCGCTTCGGTTGCGGCAGGTGCTTCTGATGCGGTATCAGACACTTTGTCCTCCTGTTTTGTTTCCTCTGAAGCGGTTGCCTCAGAATTCTCTGTTGTTTGGCTTGCTGCTACATCAGAAACTTTTGCTGATGGTAAAGCAGGTTCAGAAACTAAGCTCACTTCTACGAGCTTAGATGCTTGAACTGTTAAAACGCCCTCTTTGTTTTCCCATGAATCAACTGAAACTCCAACGCTGAATCCATCTCTCAAACCTTCGGCAGCTTCTAATAAAGAATCATCTCCAGCAATAGTTCCGGCAATTTTGAAAGTAGCTTCAATGCCATTGTCGTCAGCTGTAATATCTAATAGTTTTCCAATTGGTCGTGTGCGATCATGCTCAAGTAATAATTTAACTGGCTTTGAAAAATCAATTGAATTTGGCTCAAATGCTGTTGCACCTGCTGAAGTCGAACCAATTTCATTCCATTTTACAATTGTGCCTGAAATTGTCCTTTTTTTACTATCGGCAGCGGTTAGTGTTATTGGGAAATTAATCTTCATCGGATTAAATCCTCCTCCTCTTGAATTTGCTCAACGCTCATTGCGCCGATGCGGTTTAGGATTTCATAAACTTGCGCTCTTTCCAATGGATTGCCACGCAAGAAATCATCTAAGTCAAATCGAACCTCAGTTGTAATTGATGGAACAAAATCTGGCATTGATAATCTTTTTTCTACTCCCACCAAAATTGGCTTTAAAGTAAAATCAATTAATGCTCGCCTTTCGGTCGTTGCATTTGAATATGTCATGCTTGTTGTTTCAGCAGATACAAAATAAGCACTAATTCCACAGGCTCTTGCCAATTCCAAACTAACATGTTGGCGAGCTTCATTTAACTGTAATTTTGCAGGATCAAATCCAAGTGCAGTTAATTCAACATCAGCATTTAGAAATGCAGTTGCTCTTGTTGATCTTGCAACTTTCCATGATTCAAGTAATTTTGTAATTCGCTCTGGAGGTAAATTTGTTCCATTTGACTTTAAAACCATTGTAGGAACTGGTTCTTTAGCGTATAATTCCGCCGCTTTTTCTAATTCTAAAGCTGCTCGGATTGTTCGACCTGCTCGATTTAATAAACCTTCGTCTGCTAAAGAATTGAATACAATTAAAGATCCAATTCCTGCATTAGGAACTTGAGCACCATCAACTCGATAGCCAATAACCTCGGTTTGATTATTATTTAATTCTGGACTAACTCTTAATGGATCAATTCTTGTCCATGCTCTAACTCTTGCACCATCTGTATTTGAATAACTATCCAAAACCTGACCATAAGCAATTCCATAGAAAAATAAATCAGATGCAATGTAGGCATAAATAACTGATCCCGGAACTCTTGGATCTGGTTGATTAATTACTCGATTTGGCTCTTCATGTGCGCCAGTAAATTTGTTATATTGCTCAATCGGTAAAGATGCAACAGTTGCACAAATTAATGAATGGGCTCTTGCAATTGTTGGAACGCTCATTGCCTGTTGTCTTGTAGCTGTCATGCCCATATTCGTCTGAGCATAAATTGCTTCAGAAATTGTAAAAGGTGCTAATGATGCTTTTACATCAACATCATCTTGAGGTGTTTGATTTGTAAGAAATCTATCGAATAATCCCATTAGCACATAATATACCATAAATACAAATTATCCGACTTGAATATCAATTTCCGTTTCAGGTTGTGTCGCAAAATAGGTTGCAAGTGCGGAAGCGACAGCTGCACAAACTGCCACTCTGCTTGCACGCCTTCCAATAACCCAACTGCCATCCCCAAATGGCAATTTGGCTGCTGAAAGTGTTTGTTGGGTCAATTCCTCCTGACCCCCATGCTGTAATCGATGGGAATTTATTGCGCCCAACCACCGATCACAACTTTCCGCATAGATTGCGCCATCCATGTCGGTTATGGGTATTCCAGCCGGAACTAGCCGACTTGCGACAGCTTGTGCAGTCCGTTTGGAATACGCCACAGTTTGAGTGTTATATCGTCTTACATAAGGAGCAATATCATTTGCAACTGCTAAATCATTTAATGAGTAATCATTTGACCAAGTGTGAAGCAAAACTAAATTAAATTTTTCTCCTGGTAATTTCTGAGTTGCAACTAATGCGCCAAATTTTCTATCAGGCGATAAATCAAGTCCTAGCCAAGTTGGTGCTTCCGGATCTAAAGGTATTGGATCGGTCTGACATAATCCCCACTTTTGTGCATCGATCGCTGAATTGATTGTGTCCACCCATTGCGCCAAAACCTCTGTGCGCACAATATCTGGAGGATCATTGATAACTGCTTTTAAGTTGTCCGGATGAATTGTAATTCCTAATGATGGATTGGCTTGAGCGAAAGCATCCCAATTTATCTCACCTGACGGAAGCAAGATAGGTGCATCGGGTTCAGCACTCCACTCAAACCAACCAATCGGATCGTTAGTCGTGGCTGACGCTAACGCCCTCTCACGCAATTTGTTTAAAATTACTGAATGTTGGTCGCCAGCCGAGCTGTATATCCATACCTGCGGATTTTTAGCAGCCATCATGGAATAACGCATTGATGACCAAGCATCCTCATCCTTGTATTCTCTCAACTCATCAAGATGGATAGTTTCAGGTTTGCTCAAACCTCTAGCTGCATTGTTGGCAGCCTTTACAACAAATCTCCTATTGCCAAACAATTCAATTTCCTCAGCACCATGTTGCCATCGGATTTTCTTTACTTCTTTTTCAAGTCTTGGATTTGTTTCAATTAAGCCAACGATCTGCCGAAAGGTTTCAAGTGACGTTGTAAGTCTATGAGCTGAGGCAAGTTGTAATCCTTCACCCCAGACAAACATGCCAGTCAAGATCCGGAGCATCATCAATGTGGATTTGCCTTGTTGGCGTGCCATGATTAATCCAAGTTCAGAATGTGCCCACCTGCCATCTGGTCTGACTTTGTGACCATGAATGCAAACAAATCGCTGCCATTCCATAAGGTTGATGCCCAGTTCGGTGGCAAGGTCGATCATGTCTTGACCTTTCGAAGGTAGATCGGTCAGTTTTGAGTGAATTCGTGGAGTTTGCACACCTCCTAATCCTGAATAGGTCGGATCTGTCAAGATCTCTCCCGTTTGTAAATTAATCAAAGCGATTCAGTCTGAGCGTGGGCGATCGAGGTGTTTTGTGGGTTAGAAAAGGAACG